CCCATTAGTGAAATCTGAGATTTGTGCATAGTCCCCATTGTTTTCGGAAACTGTTATGGATAAATACTCTCTTATATCTATCGCTCCTGCCGGAAGTGAAATATCTGTCGGAGGAACAGCTACTAGTATTGAACTTATAGTTTTCCAGTATTCATTTGTTACATAGGATCCATCTTGTAGCATAACTATTTCTTCTGATGTACTTCCGGAATATGTTGTTCCTGTAATAGTAACTATTGCTGGATTATGTAGATAATCTATATTTTCCCCAGACAAATCTATCTGCAGTCTTCTTCCGTTAACATTATTACTTGGTTGGGAAAATCCGGCCAAATACCCCGTTAAATAGCCGTCTATTAAATCAAAACCATCATCTATACTTATTTCGTATCCGTCAAATATTATCTCCGTTATTTTAACATCATCTAGCGACGTTGGTGGTCTAGAATTTGTGCGTATATAGCCATCATTTCCGCCGTATACGAACTCTTTCTCTATAATTCTGGAAAATTTAAGTCCGAGCGTTTCAAGAAATACACTGTCGTACTTAGAAACACCATTGTTTATAGATATAATATATTCATAATTTGAACCATTCGCTATCGAATAGTCTGGCGCAATAGAACTTATCCCATCAAGTTCGTTTTCACTACCAGAAACCCCTTTAGTTTTTATTATAAATCTCTGTATATCTACGGGTGTTGCAGTTGTTACCTGCGTCTGATTAACACTGAAATGTATATTGTCTATTGAATTTAAAAATCCGCTCCATCCTAATAAAGATGAGGTTACCAAAATAGTTGTTTCTCCCACACCAATCACTGTATAAGGATTGCCATTATTTGGTATGCCGGTTCCGTCTTGAGTTGCGTCTAATATATAAAGAGAATCTCTGAACTTTATACCTCCATCAAGAAAATAACTCCCGTTTGATGTAAAAATATTGCTTCCGGCCGTTGTTATTCCGTCAAAGCCACCAATAATAGGCTTCGGAGCAGACGGGATCAAAATTTCTTCCGCAACCTCTCCATATAATGCCCCAGAAGTTATATCTGGTTTTCCCCCAAATTTGAATAAGTTCGGTACCTCGAAACCATCTACAAATAGATGCATTTCATCTTTTTCCTCAAAAGAATTAAATTTCCAAGACGTTGCGACCTGATGCAATTGCTCAGATGTCCAATCATTAATGTTGGTTGATAATATGTAGGTGTTGATGGATTCTTCACAATTATTGCCGAAAACTCTAAAATTTAAATAACCAGTGCCATCTTTATACAATGACATTCTATTAGAATCGGATGATTTAGCCATATCAAAAATATAATGGTCATCTCCAGAAATAAAAGATAAACTATTAACAGAAGGTACATCTTGAGTATTAAATCCGTGAACCAACGACGTAAATGTAATTACATCAGTAACACTTGTTACTATATTCGTAATCAATCCGCCAGTTGAGGCTGTTGCTATTATTGTTCCTGAAGTTATAGTGCTGAAATTTATAGTTACGTCATTGACAGAATTATTAATCACAGAAAGTGGAGTTAATACATATCCTAAATCATCGATAACCTGTATTAGCGGAAATAATCCGATATTATGAACTAAGTGAACAGAAGTTTGGTTAGTAAAAGAAGCTGTTACGCGATTACTTGGAGAATCTATAGATAATATGGTTCCCGATGTTGGCGACGCAAATGTTACTGTAAAATCGTTTATAGAATTATCCACTATAGATAGGGGGATAAAAACTTCATTTGAACTGTTTAAAACTTGAACAACAGGATAAAATCCAAAATTATGAACAACATTAACAGATAATTGGTTATTAAATGTAGTAACTATATCTGGAGCTGTAGCAACAATGGTTCCAGACGTTGGAATGATGAATGACACGACTGCATCAGCTTTGTTTGTGTTCTTTATTGAATAAGGAATTATCTCAGAACCATTATTATCAAAAGCTTGTATTACGGGATAAACATAAAAATCATGCGAAAAAGGAACGGATAATTGATTTGTAAATACAACTGTTTGATAAAGAATATACCCATCGGATATCGCTGGATAAGTTATATTAAAAAATCGGCCAGAAGATTTTATTGTCCCAGAAAAATCATGAGTTTCTTGTATATTTTGTTTCCATTGTACCTTCCATATCTTCTTAATATTATCAAACCAAATATAAAAACCAGATGACACCATATCTGAAGGCTGGCTCAAGAAAACTGCGTCATCCGAATTAAATTGCAACGTAAAGGGCATTGTTTCTGGGTGTTTTCCAGAAAAGCCTATAAATACATTGCTTGTGTTAGAATAACCATCCATAGTCAAATTGAATGTTAAAGAAGAATCATTTTCAAGGCCGCTCCACGAAGGACGTATCCATGTCTCTATCGTTCCTTCATCAACTTTTACGTGTGATATTGCAGGAACTTCAACGTTTTGTCCGTTTGATATACTTAGGCCTTGCCCGAATTTTCCAAAACCAAATATTTTTGGTTCAGAATAGACTATAGGCTCTAGGTTTAAGTTACTTTCTCCTAAAACCCAACCAACAGTATTTTCCTTTATTTCTGGTTTAACTTCCGTAAATGACTCGACCAATGTTTCTATAGATGGTATTGTAGGTCCTGTTATAAATGACTGTAGCGTTCCACCAACAATAGACCTAAACGTTTCTCTGCTTAAAGACGAAGAAAGAGTGCTTAATTGTGGCACCTGTGTTAATGATCCAAAATTTGATACTAGTTGTTCTCTTAGAGCACCATATTTATACGAAACATAATACGGAGTTCCTGGAACAATTGAATTACTAATACTCCAATTGATACTATTATTTCCATATTCATAGGATATTAATATTTCATCCGAAAGATACAAATAATCTACAAATAAATCTCCGAACGCATAATCTACCAGAACAGCATCTCCGTTAATAAGAGTGTTATAGGCATCTAACTCGATTATATTTCCAGAAATAATATCCTTGTTTATATTGTAATAATTAGTGAGTTCCGATGAAGAAACAGCGCTAGGACCATAAAGGTCTAATAACTTATAAATCCCCTTTACAGATACTATGGTATTGTCTAATTTTAATGTCTTAGATAAATCGGAGGTGGAATAAAGATACCATCCAACATTACTATACGCCGATAGAAAATTAGGAGATACCAAAATCTGATGTTGATTAATATATTGAATTATTGTATATGGTATAGGATCATCGTCCACTTTTAATATGTTTCTGACATCACTAGTTGAAAAATTAGCAGAATTAGAAACAAAAATATTAGAATTTGCGCTTGCTATGCCATCGGGTCCATTTTGATAAAGACCAACAATCAAAGGCGTTAGAACATCATTGTTTATAAATCTTTGCCCAACTTCTTCTAAGGTTTCTATATTTATACCAGCATCAGAAAAATCAGAATATGAATAATTTTCTACGTTTGGCAGTATTTGACTTACGCTTCTATAAATATTATTAACACTAATTAGATGAGAATTTCTAGTAGATATATTTTTGTATTTATAGCTAATATTACCAATGTCTATGCTTTGAGATGGGGAAACGGCAACATAAACAATCCCATTCACGTAGTCTATTGTATAATCTCCAATGCTTTGCAATTTATTAAGATTAAATAGTAGATTGCTTATCGGAAGCATGTCTTCATAAAAATATTCATCAGAAAATATTGTAGTATCGGAGAAATAAACTGATGTATCAAAATTTGCACCAATAAAACTCCCCTGCTTATCAGAAATGCCTTTGTTGGCAAGATTTATCACAAATATTGTCTGAGAATATGCGTTGGTTGTATTATTAGCAACGAATAAAGTTTCGTTTGACACTAAAGTAAACGATGCTTTTTCTCTATTAATATTATTTTGTTTTGGGGCAGATCGTCCAGAAAATGTAATAGATGAATCATTAAATGTGGTAATATTATATATTTCTCCAGTAGTTTCATTAAATACCTGGAAAACATCTGTAATTGGGTAATGTTGCGCCTGTACTACAAAATCAGACAATAGCCTATTGCCAACTCTTTCGTTGAGGGATTCTATATGGGATAACGATTCAAAGTCAACGCCATCAGCAAAAACATCTTCATATTGAAAAGATATTTTAGCAGAAATACCACTAATATTTCTTAAAGAGTTTATTGCTAATTCGTCTGTTGTACTATCATATACATAATCTAAATTATTAACAAATACTTTGCGATATATATAAATTAAATCTGGCGGGGCGCTGCCGGTTCCATTGCCATAAGAATCGGCCCCGAATACGTCAACTTCGCCATTTTGATAGTTTACACTATAATTTCCTGGCGCAGATGGTAATCTCGTAATACTAAAAGGTATTTCTGTAATAAAAGCGGGATGAGGAGAAACAAATGCCTGTATTGATTCTGTAGACTGCGTTGCTAAGAATTGTATGCCGCCATATTTAAAAATTTGATCAAGATTATTTACAATAGGAGCGAAATTTGTTGAAAATCTATTTGTAATGGGAGGAGCTATTTCTCTTGTAACGGATACTATTGTTGATAATTGAACACTTGATTCGTCGATATTTCTTCCCAAATTTTTATATACATATGATATAATAAATTGATCGCCGGGCTGAGGAGCCGGAAATCCAAAATCAATGCAATCGGATGAAAGAAGAATTTCATTACTGGTAAAATTAACATTTATACCAGCGAGAAGACTGTCGTATCTATTATTTAACAGTGTATAACCGAATTTTGTTATATTATATTCATAATATATTTCATCTCTTAGAAGAGCAACAGATATAACCTGCATAACATTTATATTGGACACACTTATGTCTAAACCAGAAAAATGGTTTCCTAAAGAAATATTATCCGTCACTATTTCGTTAATAACGTCTATAGATTGTAAACTTATTGGGCCAGGAGGCAGAGAAGAAATTACTGGATTAATATAAATTCCAGATCTAGTTGAAAAAGATTGTACCCTGTTAGCATCAAATTCAATTTCCCCTATGTTGGTAAATCCTGTAGTTGTTAGCGCGACTCTGGATATTTCAAAGGCCCCCTGGTTGGCTAATTTATCTATTGGCCCGTTTCCTCTAGTAAGTTGCTCATCTATTACAGAAATTGATAGATAGTTTCCTGCCTTTGTAACTCCGATAGAATCAGAAATTCCCTGCAATTGATAAGACAAGCCCGTTAATATATCTTTTATCATTGAAGGAGAATCGGTTTTATAAACTTCTTCCGGAAGATTATTTAACATATCATCTCTAATTGTATTTGAATTATCTCCCGGACTAACTATAAATATTGAATTCCTATGCCCGTCTTCTAATATTACTTCTCCGCCAATAGACCGGAACAAAACTGTTGGTGTGCTAAAAAAAGTAAGAGAGTAATTAACATTTTCAAAAATTGGCGTAAATGATAAGATTATTATATCATTCTCAATATTTATAGATAGTATTTTTGGATTAGGAACGCTTTCTATAGAAGATGTTAAAGAAACATTGCTAATTCCCACAGAAGTATCCACATCCTCATTAAACAGTACGCTTATGCTGAATGCAGTAATATTTGTTATTCTTACAATAGAAAATGCCATTTTATTACCTCGATTCTTCTTTAATATCAACAATACCAGCGGTCAAGTATTGGTTTGCGGCAGCAGTGATACTGATGGTGTTAAATCCACCAGCAATACTAAAGTTTAAAACTCTAACTCTGTCCACGCCCGGCACGGAATATAGAACGTTTACTACATCAGACGAATCTACCGTAGTTCCGAGACTTGTGGCTGTCAAAAACGAAGAAACTGTATCTATAGCGTTCTGAATAACTGTTTGTGCCTGATCAATGTAGGCTGGCAGAATCACTATTCGAATAGATACATTAACACTGAGTGCTATGGCGGCTTTGATTAATACGTCAGATGTCACTGGTCTAACATTCTCAACAGCCAAGGTGGCAGTGTCTATTAATGAATTATAATTATACGTTATTGTTATACGCTCATTTTCCTTTGGTGCTACATATATATAATTTGTGTCGTATACAGTATTGGAATCAGGTTGATTGAAAGTTCTAATAGACAAAACACCACCAATAATATTATTTATATTAGTGAAACCAGAGTTCACAGATATGCTATCTATAGTTGTATATTTATTTTTAGAAACCTGCTCACCATTTTTGGTAAAATAAATAGATTCATTATCATCTGTGTTTATATAATAGAATGTAATCCTAAGAATGTCGCCCGTAACCAATATGTTGTCTGCGTTCACTGATGTTTGGGGCAATACAAATTCTGTACTAGATAAATAACTGTCCTGCAAGGCTACCCTTGTGTCGTTTGAATTATTTTCCAAAACATAATTTACAATATCATAAATATAATCTACGGCAGTCACCTGATTTGATTGATCAACAGATACTAGTTCTACGGAATAAATTTTTGCCAATCTAACAGAAGACGGCAAACTATTTGTCCCAATATCAGAAAGAATGGCATCTTGCACGTCTACAGTAAAACCTCCGGACGTTACTCGAACCAATGTATCTACGACAGAATGCATGGTTGCACCAAATATAGATAAAACTCCATTAGAAAGTATCGAGCCGACATTAATTCTTAAATTACTGCTTGCTTTTCTATAACCATCAACTATGCTTGTCCCGCTAAATGCATAAGAAGTAGGCTGGTATCCATCCGGTATATTATTTACAAGCAGATAATTGCCAGACGATGTTATTGGCAAAGACGATATATTTGTTTCAGGAAGTAAATAAGAAATGCTGGATATATAGTTTACTAACACTATAGTCCCTGGTGTTACTAATTGATCTGGCAAATATATCACATTGTTTGTAAAAGACCCAACACCATATGAATCAGAAGAAAAGACATCAGTAGAATTAAACCTTATGAATGCTGTGTCTCCCGGTACCGCAAGAGTATCTGTTGGCAAATTTATAATATTTGTACCAGTTAATGTACCAGACATAGAGTCTGTATTAAATAATTCTGCATTATCATTTATATTATCTTTTATCCTATTTGTTCTTCTTATATCAATGACATTATTTACAACAGATGATGGGGCCACAGATATTGTTCCATCGTTTTGAACGGCCGATGTATATCCACTGTATTCTAAAACGGATAGTACCTTATCGACTGGACTTGAAACTATTATATATAAATTACCATTGATATCGGACAAAACAATATTTTGTTCATTTTGAATGAGATTTCCAAAGCTCCAATCAACAGAATCTTGTGCCGTTCTTGTTGCATTATTATCTTTCAAATTATCGAAATCAAATATATTATCGAAAGGTTTTATCCAAATATAATCACATTGCAATATGTCGGTGCCCGAGGGCAGAGAGTTTCCGCTTATAATAATGTTTCCATCTAAATTGGGTTCTCCTGCAACACCATTGGGATTTTGATTAGCTATTACATATCTTTCCCCAGTAGTAAGATTTGTAACTCTACTAACACTTCTTATAGGAGTATGTTTAAGAATAACAAGGCTTCTATTGCTTGAACTAACAAACACACTTTCGTTTAGAATAGAATAATCTTGCGTAATTTGTAAAATTTCTTCATCGTCTTTAAATTGCAACGGATCCGCACTGTTAAAAATCCCCTTTGTAATTTGCTCGTTATCTAACTCAATAGAATCAGAAATCCATCTTAGTCTATCGAAACCAAATGGACTTCCGCCGAAATCCCCGGTGTCCTTTAGTAATTCATAGTTTCCGTGAATAACTCCTGCGCTGTCTTCATATTTTGCAACAAAATTTGCACCAGATGAGCTGCCTGATATTGATACAATATCGTTTACCGGTTGATATGGGAGTTGATCAGAGTCTATTAATAAAGTTCTTCGTTGTGATTCATTGCCAGCAGTACTTATGCCGCGTTGACCTAAAATAAAATCGTTCAAAGGATTTGTTGGATCATATTTTCCGCTTTTATCATTGTATATATATGTGTCTACTTGTGATACTAAAGTGTTTCCCAATATATATATATCAACTTTTCCTCCCGTTCCAGCAGATGTTATTGCAAGATTTCCATTACTATCAGTCGTAACCTGCGTCCCGTCGCGTGTCATTAAAGGATTACCTGGGCCCACAAGATATGAGCTTTCCACGCCAGATAGTGAATCAACAGTATTGGTATATCCAAGAGAAGTCCCAGTATTACTGCCAGCAAAAACACTCAGTATTCTTGTCCTAAAAGCATTATCACTTTCAGGATCAGTTCCGCCAGAGAACTGTTGTAAATTAGTTACATTAGAAATACCAGTAATATTTTGTGAAACCAATGAATATGGGCCTATATTTCCAGAAGTTCCGGGCGTAAGCGCCACAACATTTGCTTCTATTGCATATTTGTCGGTAATATTGGCAAGTTGTAAAGATGTACTTAATCTTGTTGCAGTTGCCTTATATACATTGGAGGATGTAGATAACATCGTAACACCAGATATTACTTGATAGGTTATACCATTATTAGCAACAACAATTGATCCGGCAGGAATAGGTACATCGGAAGTCAATATATTTGTGGTAAATATAGCCAGTCCACTAGAAGTGCCGCCGGGATTTCTGGTAACATTAAAATTTGACCCAAGATTATCTAAATCTGTGCCGTTAGATGAAAAGAAAGATGATAGACTGGCAATATTACGAAGCTGTGTGTATAGGTCTGCCATCTCTTGGGCTGGGGAATCAACAAACAAATCCCTTGATACTGTGCCTGGTTTCGTGTCTAAATTGCTCTGAACTAGTCGTAAGTAGTCTATCATACTTATCACGACATCATTGAAAGATTTAAAAATTGCCATTTGTTTCTCCCGACTTTATTGCGAAATTATTGTAAAAAATTCCTGAAGGTTCGTTAGTCTTTTGCTAAGTATGGTAACCACAATATTAAGTTGTCTAGCATCCACCGTATCTCTTTCCACATCAATTCCTCCAACAGACTCAATTAATTCCGCTAAAGAAACTCTTTGATTAGCTGATTGGGCAATTTGTAAGGCTTTTAAATTATCTAAGCTTTGGGTTATATTGTTTTGTATCCTCACAAGCCTCATTGAATCCGGAAATGATTTTCCAATATCGTCTGTTACACTGCATCCGTACCAGGTATAATTTTTATTTGATCCTGTCGGTGTAAGTATTATCTTTATAACATCTTGTCGAAGCTTAGGAGTATCTGAAACCGAACATATGGTTCCGTCTGGATTTATTCCTAAATCTCCTTTGATTAAAGCTAGATCAAACGACATTATTTGCTCCTATTTGGTCCACGATTTATATTCTGATTTCTTACCTTTGGTTGCTTTATGTCACTGTCAAGACCGGTCATTATCGAGCGCACACTTTTCTCCAGGGCCGTAACCGCATCTGTAAAACTCATACTACCACCAGTGCCACCGGTGCCGTTGGTGGAACGAGCAAAACCAAGACCAGTTTGTGTATTTAGTCTGACTATAGCATCATCGTTTATAAGACTTATCAGTGTTTCTACAGGAATGATAAACAAAGCCAGCAAAACACAAAGAACGTCAGTGCCAGATAAGCCGCTAAATGTGCCGAACACCAAGTCTAAATCTCTAAACGATGTTTTAAGATCAGATGTAGCCTTATTTAACTGATCATCAACTCCATTTATTGATTTTTGAGTAAGGCCATTATCGCTATCACTTACAACAATGCTTATAAAAGTAGAAGCTAGTGAGGCATCTTTTAGATTTCTGGATATATTTGTTATAGAGGTATTTCCATTAGTATTCTGCACCACAACATCGCTAAAATTAAAAAGTGATAGTTGCGCCTGTTTTTCCGCCAAAACCAAATCTTGTTGTGTCTTTTTTTGGTCTAGTTGTCCAACTTGATCATTATTTACAACTGTAGTGTTTTGATCCGGATTATCATCGGGCGTTACGTTTGCGCTGGTTTGTTTTGCAACCCTGTCCATTATCTGTTTTGCTTCTGACACCTTTTGACTTATATTATTCATTGTTTTAACTAGATTGTTGGTTATATCTTTTGCTAATTCAGAAAAGCTTTTGTAAACACTACTAATTTCTGGCTGTTTTGTGGAATTAAATATTCCAAGAGTACTGAGTCTCAATGATATTATTGTTTCTATAAGTGGGCGCCTATATTGTGTTTTGTCATTAGAACTTATATCTTGTAGGTCTGTGTCAGTCATAAAAGCCCCGCCTACTCTTTTGCCCACGGGATATATTTCAACACTAGCATTCGTATACATTGGAAATAATTGTTCTTTTCTGGTCCCGTCTATACCATCCAATATACTTGCTTTATACGAGCCAACCGAATATCCATCTGGATAACCATTGCGCAAAAAATTTTTGTTGGCCTGAAAGAGGGTTTCTCGGTTACCAAGTGGGTTTATAATATCCCGGCCAATGTTTTTATTGCTAAACATATTGTTATTATTTTTTTCTGGAGGGCCAACTCCTGTTGATAAACCAGGTAATCCCAAGGCTCTATAAAAAGCATTTATTCTAGATTCCTGAGGGTCTGAGGATCCTCCTCTTCCATTAGATCTTATACTATCTATTTCTTGTAAAATCTTGATAGCAAAATCTGTAAAATCTAAATCTTTATTGTATACCGACATTATTTGCCTCCTGGCTCTCTGTCGAATGTGCTATCAAAAGCCCCACGAGAGGAAGACAATCTTCTCTTTGGCAGTACCGCGTCGGATATGAACATTACTTCTAGCACAACATTTATAGTTGAATCATCTATAAACTCGGTTATATATTGCCCATTGACTTGGGCAGTAATATTTGCTGTACCCGGTAACATAGATGTTAATTCCGCAGTAATAGTTCCAGAACTACTATTAAATGTTTGATTTAGTATTGTTCCAAAATCATTAAGTATTTTAACATCTATTGAAACACCGGAAGGCAGGTTTTGTGCAATTAAACTCCCGGTAGCATCTTTTGGGGTAATAGTTATAATTGCTTTGTCTTGCCCGCCAGCTCGCACTAAGTTTTTATCCACTTCTAACAAACTATTCACCGGGTTTGCAATTTTTGAAAGCACAGAGTTCATTATTGATTTTAGATTATTGGCCGAATTATTTAAAATATTTAATGCATTAGTTCTTATATCATCAATCGGAGGAACAAAAGGCGGAACTATGGCACTTTGTAAATCATTTAGAACGCCACTCATATCTGGCAATATCACGTTGGCTAGCTCGGGATATTTGTCCATAGCCGGAGTTTCTAGGTCCGAAAATTGATTATCCAAAGAATCTCTTGCTGCAGCTACGTCAGGATGACACCCGAGTCCAACAATTCCTAATCCAACTAGAACATCCCAATTTGGAACTACTTGATAATTTACAACGCCAACCATTGAAAACAAACTTGGATCTATAACTGTCATGGTAGTGTTTTCTATAGTTATTATTTGCGTAGTTTGTGTTTGCCCTCTTGAACCATTTAACTGAACACTGAAAGTTGAAGTATGTCCTGCGCCGCCAGCATATTGAGCAACTGATATATTGTCACCCGTTTGCGCGCTTAACTGTTGAGACATATCTTGTAAATATGGCACAATTTGCGGAAGAGTGCTTGTGCCAGGACCAGGTAATGCTCGTATTTCGAAAACAGAACCCGGCGGCGCGTCAGCATAAACAGAAGGAAGAACTAAAGCCTGCCCAACCGGAGGAGACGAAAATATCGGAGGACAAACGTCATCATTGCAACAAGTTTCATCTTCTTGACAAGGAGAGGCTGTCACTACGCCAGTAAGATTATTTGGCGGACATTTTGCGCTTTTCTTTTTATGACATGGTTTTCCGCCGGCCAATGTTAAAATCGCCATAACTATATCTAAAATCGGTTTCAATACATTTAGTATGCCCATTTGATTGGCTAAATCTAACAAAATAGCCTCTAGCTTTTGCTGAGCTGCATCCTGTGCGTTTTTATCGCCCCCAGAACTTATTATATTTTTTAGATTTTCTATATTATTTTTTATAAGCTCTAACACCGGAACTATAACAGTCATAATAAAAAATATTATTGCCAGAATCATTTTAATTATATTCAGTATCAAAAGAACGCCGGCTAAAGGAGGAAACAAAGAAAATAATGGAGGTAGCCATTTTCTAAACAATCTGATTATGGCAGCAGGAACAGACCACGGACTTAATAAAGCACATATAACTTCAAGGATGCCGCGTATAACTCCCAATATAGGAAGTATCATTGTATAAGCAGATATGAACGGTGCTATAACTGATAACAATCCAGCAATAGCATTCCCCATAGATGTAATTTCTGGAGGATGCCCTATGCCTTGTAGCGTAGAACCACCAGGCAATTGAAACTTTAGCAGCTCATCAGAAAGCATATCAGAACCATTATTGGGTTGGGCCGATGTGTCATATGGCACATTAAACGATGGTCCGGCCATAGATTCTATGGCAGCTATTATAGCTAATGTTGTAGTATCAGTTATAAACCATGCACTCATTTTTTATTCCTTATAATTATTTGATAGGATAACCTATTCTATCAACGTGCCGTTCAGATCCTATAATAGATCTGTCGCCACTTATTTCCGTATTTGCTGCTCCATAAATATTTACAACTTCGCCGTTTAACAATAATTGGCCCCCAGCGGAAATGGCAAAATTACCAGTAGACGACATCACTATATCACCCTGTATATTTAGAGTCATACCCTTCTCATCAATTAATATCATTTGGCTGGTTCCATTTGGCCTATTAAGATGTATTTCAATTCTCCCGGGCCGATTTTCCGTATCTACAGGTTTTTTAAATCTGTCATCGCCACTTATACCTTTTCCGCCTATTTGTATAATTACATCGCCATCCGTTTGATGTATTAGAGAGCGTCCATTTATATCTCTACCGTAATGAGAAATTACTCCCCCAGCAAAATCAATAAGTAACGATTTTCTATCTAATGAATCTGCTCCTATAAATATTTCTGCGCTCCCATCCATATTAACATGTGCGCTTCGTCCACCAGCATTCGCGTCTGGGTTTGTTTGATATGTTCCATCAGACTGAAGAGACAGGATATTATTATTTATCGTTAATGATACTGGCCCAACATACGCATCAACTGCCGGGTCCGGATTTTTAAGTTTACCGGAAGTAAATATAGACGATGCTATAGACAATATATCATGATGCGCAGTACAATCAGTCGTAACTGGATTATTATCTACACTCAACGGATGATAATCACTGCCATCAATTGTAGGACCAATAAAAACATCCGGCGCATTGGGCTCAGAGGAACCAAATGGAATTAAACGAATGTCCCGTTTGTTTTTATCTTTAAATTGCCCCTGGCTTCCTACGCCATTTAATATATTAGAAGTAATATATCTTCCTAAAACCGGAATATTGCCAGTCTCAGAAGAAGCTGGTATGTTTATCTTTGTAAGCCCTTCTCCATCAATATCAACGCTCCACCGGCCATGTTCTGTCGCGTTATATGAAGTTTTATGCAACGGAGGGTCTATATCCCGGATATCTTTTCGGGAGTTTATTTCAAAATGATACTTAATCGATCTTCGCAAATAACTATATGTTCTTAATAATCCTTGTTCCACACTGGCTTTTGAATTAAGAGATTCTACTTCAGGAATGTTTATGATATTTCTATTTATATCTAATACCTTGCCATATATATCAACAACAGTACCTTCAACTTTCTCAATTAAATGGTTGAAGTTTCTAAGATTCAAATTCAATGTATCAGTACGTCGGTTTTCCCTTGTAGACACGTCAACTGCTAAACTAGACGTTACGATATTAGAATTACTACTATTTACAACTGTGGTTGATGCCGCTTCATTAACAATATCTCTGACACCAAAGCTATCTGCAAATTCATAAGTTATATTTTTCTTTTCTACTAGGGCCGGATTTCTTATTGTTAATTTTGATATAGTGCTACTTCTTAAACTTACTTCATCGGCAGTAGATCTTCCGATACCAACCAAAATGCCATCGTACTCTTCTCCGCTTAAAAAATTAAGTGTGGATGTATCATTAGGGTCTTCGGTATCGCCGACGTCTCTTCTTACCACGCCCTCTATTTCTCTTCCTGCCTCAGTAAACTTATAGAAATTGTTTGTTCTCGTATATAGAGCTTGAGAAAAGTTTGATAGTTCTAAATCTGCCCCCAAATCTCCCGCGCCACCGTCTAAAGCAATATTTCCATCCCGTGTCATAAATAGCGTAGAGCTTTCTGGTCCTTTGAGACATATTTCTCCGCTAACGACACTGGGGTATGAAGTTAAATCTGTCGAACTATTCTCTACGCCACTTTGGTCAAAATAATATGATCTTTCGGGCAATACAGCAACAATATACGGTATTTCCTGAGGGCCATGAGATATAAGCACCCGAGTGCCTTTTTCTACGCCCATAAATATTCCGCTGCCAACTCCAGCATGAGGGTGGGGGATTGGACATCGAACATTTCTCTCGAATTGCCGGTCTGTATATTGTACCTCGACCTGAGTGTTGTATACTTTTACAACAACGCCCAATCGAACAGAATAACCGCCGGGTATTCGTGACATTTATATTTCCTTATGTTGATATTGCCGCAGGATCTTTAAATATTAAAACTATTTCAATAACATACGCTATAAACGCTGGATCACTCCCGATAATAGAAAATATCTCTTCTTTTGGTTGTCGCCTAGAATTATTTACTCCATTATCGCTCTGTAAGTTTTTTGCCACAGATATTGGGCTTATAAACTTACTTATTTGGCCGTTTCTTAAAGCTGTATTTGTATACCGAGAACTTAATTTTGCAAAATGTCCGTTATCATATTTTCCCGCAGGATGTTGTAAAACATCTATAACTGCATTAATTTCATTTTGTATTAGAGAACTTATATCAGCTTTTTCATTTGGAGTAGATGAATCACTCAGCTTGGGAATAAAACCTCTGACCTCAATCATTGGATAAGCTGATGCGCCCGTAACATAATTTGCCGCAACAGCAAGAACATTTTTGATCTCGTTTATATTGAAGTTTGCATAATCACCAGACAACATAGCAATTTTAGCAGATTCGGCACCAGAGATATTTACTCCAGGAGAAAAGACTATTGATCCCAAATGTCTTCCTAAACTTTGGCCGGCTGTTTGCCTAGACGACACAACAGTATTAACTTGTTTCTGTGCTTTTACCAAACTTTTTCCTATAATATCCAACGGACTAGGAATATACTCTCCCAAAGGATGCCCATATTCTAGAGAAAGCGCGGTGGTAAAAGTTCCAGCGTATGAAAAAGAATGAGAAACAGACGTAACATAATATAGCATATCCCTAGAGTTCAAATATATTACGTCTCCCAATTGATAGTATTCGTTTCCAGGAATCGTTATAGAACCACGGACTGCCCTTTTTCTATTTTGTGATAGTAACATCACCGCATATGGAGCACACTGTGTTTCTGCATTCTTAAAATAAGGACGACTAATGCCACCTTCAGCTTTATACCCATATTGTCTCCAAAGATCAAAGTCTGTAGCATATGCCGTTAACATAGGTATGTTTCCCAGATTACCCTTTCCCTCTCCAATAAGGTCAATTTCTCCGCTGACATCCACGCGGCATGTGACGTTATCACAACTCTCTGTAAAACTAGAGTTTATTAATTGGTCGTCATAAATAATAAATCTCTTTGACGAATTTGGTCCAAGAAAATCATTGTAATCATCTTCTATTAAATCCGAAAACTGATTTAAAATATCTGTAGTTGGTGTATTGCCAACATTAGCTTTTATTTTATTTTGTGCCGTATTGTTGTTTAATAACGCCTTTTTATATGAATCTACTAGACGCTGTCCTTTGCTAACTTTTTGTGCCAACTGCGTCATCTTTGCGAGTCTATTTGTGTTCAGATTAGGATTGTTCGGAGCATTATTAAGCGCCTGATATTCCTGCTGAACTTGCGCAACATCGGCTGGATTTTTGGGATCAATCGCTTGCCCGCCAATTCTTGATCTCAAAACGGACCTCTTGGTTATTATGTAGTTAACAATATCATCAATATTTGTAGAACTCGCAGTAGCCGGGGCATTAGGAATAGTTGAGCTTAATACTGATCCAGCAACAGTGTTTATAACTTCTATTGCCTCTTCTGGTTTTGTAATTACACTTTGTACGCCATTTAGAAGAGCATAATCTATAGCAATTTCCAGTCCAATATTATCCAAATCATTAGCAGCATTTTCTAGTCTAGACTGAAATAGGCTGATAATATATGGAGGATATAAAGTTTGACTAGCATTTGAATCAAGCAGAAACATTTTTAATATGAGGGACAGAGGAGTCCTATTGTATCTGGGGGGACGAAACTGTATGTGGCCCATTGAATCGCAATAGAATTCGAAGTCAATAGTCTTTGCTGTCAGAGAGCAAATTTCTTGAGGAGTCTTGTATTGACTTTCCCAAAGACTTATGTTCTGGGACATATTGATAACAAATGCCTCTATGTCCAAATCTTTATCATATTCTTCTGCAACTACGAATAAATTAGTATCCGTGTTCATTTTGCAATCATACTGTGGGCGCAATTGTAAAAGCGAATTTCTTGTACTGTTGCGCTTAAACTTTTCGTCCATATTTTGTTTTTCTGATTCTGCTGTTGATCCGCCAAAATCATAAGCCCAATCTGTACCATATATTTTAAGAGTGTTTTGAGATTGATTTGCGGTAGATTTGGTGGCAGAAGACAATGTATTAATCTGTATAGTTAATGCATCAATTCTACTTTTTAGCAATTCACCAAAAACAGACTGACTATCGTTTTGAGCCGAAGAGGTGTTTATTGCATTCAGTTGATCCTGTAGATTTGCCAAATCTCCTCTTAACTGCGCTAATTGCCCAGATTTTTGAACTAAATATTGCTGCGCACCCAATCTTTTGCTAACCATCGCAGGACTTAATATTGAAGTTTTAAACGGCTGAAAATTACCCAGCGCTCTGTTCTGCGACCTATTTATATCGAAGAAAGAATGAAAATAACTTTCCGGAGAATTAGATTGTGCATTGCTACTAAACGTTCCTACCGACTTAGAGTTTTCGTAAAAGGATTCATAATTATGCGGATAACCAGTAACCAATATACTAACTATGTTGGCTGCGTCCTGACCAACGAAAGGATCATTAACTACATTAACACCAATCTCGCGCTGAGCTTTTTGTGTTTGGTCTTCTTGGTCGCCCACAGATGTTTTTAGATTTACATTGCGCGTGGCCACCAAAATGCCCTGTTTCCATTTATAAACTAATCCAGGAGCATGTTTATATTGTGGAGTTGATGTCCCGTCCCCATTAGTTAGATAATCCTGAGCATAATTATCAGTAGTGAATTTTTTACCAAGATAGGATCCGCTATTATAATTTATTAAATCATTATTTATCCGGTCTTGGTTTTGAGAGTTAAGTTGCGGCTGTTGTACTATTAAACCAGTTCCAGGGTCAGTAACAATATCAAAAGCTGTAAGCGGATCTTCTAATAGCCCCTGTGTTTGGTCAAGACTGGGAGATACATTGACGCGAGATTGAGCCAGCCATTGCATATTACTCGCACCGCTTATTTTTGTTGTATATACTCCTGCATCTGCATTATAATCTTCCGTAACCGATGTTACAATGCCACCAAATACATGTGTTCCGCCATTTCTCATCAAACTATCCGTACGAAGTGAGCGATAGATGTCTACAGGAATCCCTAAATCATCTAAACCAAACACTTTCATTTCTTCTTCAAGCTCAACATCAGATAATTTATTATTATTAGTTACAAAGTTTTTTATAAACAAGGAATTATTTATCAGAGAACTCAGCGGGCCAATAATACTATTTTGTTTGAATGTATTGCTTCGCATATAAACATTTACAGTGTCCATCGGCTGAACAATGGATTTACCAAGATAATGCAAACGCAAATTTCTTCTGGCATATTTTACATCATTGTCGTTATTATCTGCAGCATAATTTTTGTTCAAGTTCTGAACACCCATAACATACTTGCTTAAAGAATCAAATATACTAGTAATCAAAGATATTTCGACAGTTGTTAATTGCTGTTCTGGGGGAAGTTGTAGAGTATAAGATAAAAAATTAGTTGGTCCAAAGGCTGGTCCATCACCAATGCTTGCTTTTACATTAAATTGCGAGTCAGAACTTAAATCAACCTCGAATACTATTTCTGTGTTGTCCGTACCGCTTAGAACCGCATTTCCTGAGTTTTGGCCTAGCCCAAACGCATTAGCTATTCTATTTTTTCTCTTATTTTTTAGGTCCTGTTCTAGCCTTTGGGCATGTTGTAAATCAAATTGCGGTGAAGTAGCAGGAGCACTTGTTAGAGCATTACCTAATTCTTTCTTAGCAACACCTAGCGCTACCTCTATTTCGTCCGTTGTTATCTTCGATAAATTATATGGATCCTGAAAAGTAAAACCTATGCTTCCCACAGAGCCATCTAGCAATAAAGAAGTATTAAGGTCGCTTACCAAAGTCAATTCGATGACCCCGCTTCCTCTGCCAACCAAAAATACATCCGGCTGAGTGCTATCGACAACCCAAGTCGTATTAGTTGCGTTCCTCAAATTATCAGATTTAACTTGTAATTCTTGTAGTCCGACTAATAAAGATTCAAAATATTCACTGTCTTTTTTTGCTAGGGCTATTATGTCGTTGGCTCGGGTGAAAGCAGCTTGTTGACTGGCGACACTATTTCCAGAAGCCAAACCTTGTGTTGCAGATTCTATTGCCGAAGAAGTAAGATTGTTTATATTATTTAGATAGTTATTTTGCAAAACATCAATAATAGCACCAATCCTATTATAATCCAGGTCAGATTCTTCGTCTATTAAACGTTGAGCTTTGGTGAGAGCTTCATACGCTGCTATCTGTTGGCATTTATTTTCGAACAGTATTTTTGTTGCGCGGAGGAATAAAATCTCTCCTCTGTCCAAAAACTTTAGGTCATTATCTCCTCTGAGACTTCTGAATGCCCTTTTATGAATGTACGCTGTAATAGATGGTTCTTGGGTTGTGATATTTCTTTTTTTAATATCAGAAACATTATCTATCGATGAACCAACAAATGCTGTACCAGGTACTCCTTCGAAGCCACCATCCACATAGACATTCTCCTTCGGCGGCGGAGATGGACGAGTAGAATTAAGCGTAAAAGCATTAATAAGGCCGTTTTTAGTAGACTGATATTGTTGGTCCAAAAAACCTAGCACTTGGCCAAAACTATTTTGACGGGGAGTGCTGGTATCAGAGCCAAATATAATAGCCATTTAATTTACTTCCTGCGGTTGTATTTTGATAGTTGATAATTCCAGTATAGAAATATCAATAATTGGTTCTTCTATAGAGTTTAATATATTCATAAGTTCGGAGAACTTTTCTTTTGTATAGAAATCTTCTGGATTTTTATCACTTTTAGAAGAATTACACGATTTACATAATATACAAGCATTTTTACGAGTCAAAGCGTTACCCTTTGATAATGGTTTGACATGATCAACGCATAAATCCTTATCTTTGCCGCAATTAAAGCATTTATTATTAAATAGTGTAAAAGTAAAAGCTTCGTCTGCGGCGGTAAAATATTCGTTTACTTTAAGCACCAAAGATCTTCTTCTTCGATCCTTCTCACGAAGCTTCTCAGGAAATTTCTTTTGTCTATATGATGCTCCACATATTGTTGAACAATATTTTGCTTTGGCATTCATATAAGTTATTTCGTTTTTACAGTGTAAACAAAATCTTCTATTTTTTTCTTTTTCCCCTTTTACTTTATCGCTTCTTTTTTTGATATAATAAAGGCTCAAACACAATTCAGAACAGTATTTTGCACGAATATTGCGGCCAACTATTCTTTTTTCACAATGTAAACAGTATTTTTTAATTTTTGATTTAGGTTTACTTTTCTTATGGGTTATTCTATATTGCTTGTGATACAGAGCAAGACTATCGGCTTTTTTTATTTTTCTGTCAAACTCTCTGCATTGTTTGGAACAATATATAGCATCCGCTCTTCTTTTTAAAATTTGGCCGCCACAATATAAACAGAAGTTTTTTGGACGAGATTCTATTTTTTCTTTTCTTTTTGTTTTTAATTTCTCGTTTGTTGCTGCATGTTTACATTTTCTAGAACAATATTTTGCTTTAGTGTTTCTGCCAAGAATTTCTTTTCCACACAATTTGCAATTTTTAGCAGTTTCTGGCGAATCGCGATTTTTATTTTTCAACATAGTATGCCAGTAATCTTCTCTACATTCGCTGGAACAATATTTGGCGTTTTTAGGCTTTCCAGTTATTTCTTTTTTGCATTGCCTGCAAAACACAGCCGGGCGAGAAGATTTTTGTTTTTGCCATTTATGTTTATCTCTGCATACGCCCGAGCAATACTTAGCAGAACTAATTTTGGAAGAAATATCTATTCCGCATTGTAAGCATATTCTTATTTCATTATTTTCCATTTTTTTACTCTCTATTTTGTTGTTGCTCCCAAGTTAGGAAGTCCCAAATCTGCAGAAACATCATTTCCGCCGAAGCTTAGAGGGGAACTACCCGGATGGTATTGGCTTGGGGTATTTTGTGTTGGCGAAAGACCAAATAATCCCCTAATTGAATTGCCTGCGCTAGATACTAAGGAGTTTATTTGGTCTTTCGC